TTTTGTTTTCTTTAGAAATTCTTTTAAGAAGAGTATACTTAAATTTTCTACAGTAGCATCAGATTTATGATATGCTGATTCTGTTTCAGTAAAAATTAAATCGCCATTAATATCATCTGCAATTCCAGCAAATCCACGAGTACATCCTGTGAAACTAACATCAGTTTTTGATTTATATGTTATAATCTCATTATTAATCCGAATAAGACCATATTCTTTTGGAAATCCCTCTGTATTAAAAACTCCAATAGTTCTTTCATAATCGTTTATATCAGATAATAATATAGTAGATTCTATATTATTAGCATTATTATCTAATTTAACATACTGATCAATATTTTGAATTAAATCAAGAGGAGCACCTTGAAATTCTTGAGAAAGATAGTATTGAGATAAAAAATCACTAATGAGAGGAAACTCATCTTTAACATAAAGTGGCAGTTGATTTTTAACAACTGTTCTTAATGGGACTCTGCTTTGTGTCATTTTATGATCGTACTAAATATCCGTTACTGTAACTAGAGGAGACAATATAATTTGATGCTGAAGGATCTAAACCGGATGATATTTGGTCAATTACCATATCAAATACACTGTTACTAATATCTAGTTGTAAATACAAATCCTGTAATCCAACTACATCATTTGAATAAGGACATGCACTAATTTCAATAATTGCTTGTCCATCTTTTGTTTTTGATGATGATTGGATGTTAATAGGATTAAGTGTTATAATTCCATCAATATAATCAATTGTACCAACATTCCTTCTTATAATAGTTGCATCGGTTGATAATGCATTTGAAACTGTAAATAAGAATAATGATCCGGTTTCTCTATTAGTATTAGGAATATCTGATAGATAAACGTCAGATGGAACTCCAATAACTTTAAATGCTGAAGATTTAATATTATAACCATTTAGGTTATTAATATGGAATCGATTTCCAAATCCAACTTGGTATTCAGCGATAGCATTCAAAGCAGGTCTAATATCTCTTCTCATTTTTAATGTTGTAATATTAGACATTACAGAAGCATGACTATCATCAACAATTTTTAAGAATTTACTATACTTAAATCTTGCACCATACTTATTTAACTCACTAGAATCGGCGTAAGTTTCAGCATTATTTTGAATAATTGTACCTACAGCAGACGATGAAGGTGCTAAATTCGTATTATAATAGATTTTTGAGTCTACTTCAAGGTAAAGATACTTAAGATCAAGTATTTCTGGAACAATTCCAGCAACTGCATACTTTTTAAGGTCTCTTTTGATGTTTTCTTTGATCAAATTAGGTAAAAATTCACCAATTCTTGGTTTAATACTGATAAAAACCTTCCCATATTGCGGTGGAATCAATTCTTCGCCACCAAATACAGAAATTGACTCAGTATCAGGATAAATTCTTGATGGAATTAGTGTTTCATAATCATTTGCTGTTAATGCTCTATTCTGAGAGGCATAAATCCTTGGTGCATACTTCTTAATGGAATCAACACTCTCAATAACATCTCCACCAGTTGCTGGAATATCAGTGGAAACCATTGAAATTCCTGATTGGACAATATATTCAACACTATTCCTGGTATAAACCATCCTTCCATTAAAAGCAAAGTTGGATAAACCATTTGAACCACCAGTTGTTCTAATATAATCAATAATAATTACATTTCCTTCTGATAATTTCTTACCAAAGATTCCATCACCAAAAATAACTTCATATCTTTCATCTTCAATCTCTTGTAAGAAGAAAACTCTTGAATCTCCATCAATATCAAACAAACTATTCTGGAAAGCATACTTTTCTTTCGCAGTACTATCATTTGTACCAACAGTTACATTAATTAATCCATCATCACAACCAATATTATTAATTAAAAACCTTTGATTAGGATTTCTTGAATTATAAACATATCCTTCTCGAATAAGACTTCCTTCATATATGGTAATTAAATCAAATTCAGCAATATTATCAACAACTGGTACTGTAATATCATCTTTTATAGAAAATATAAAAGAATTATTACCAAAAGTACCATCAGATGCTGCAACTGGTCCTGCTTTAAGTGTAATAACTGATGGTTTTGGTGTAATCTCTGTTGTATCAACGTAAAAACTAATAACTGCTTGTGCTGCTGTCTTCGATCTTGGCATATAACCAATATTTCGCGCCAATGATACTACATTCTCTCTTAATGTAGCACTATCAATGAATACTTCATTCGCAACCATATTGGCATTGTATGAAGAAATATACGTATTATATGCTAAAACATCTAAAATGCTTGATAGATTAGACCCTTCAAAGTCATAATCTGTAAATTTAGAATTATCTTTTAAATAATTCTTAAGTGTAGTTTTTATCTGGAGAAAGTCCAGATTTGCGAAATTTATTAGTGCCATTTACTGAGAAGTTGATTGCAATACAAAAGATAAATCTTGGCGAGATGCTGGAATACCAATTATTTCGTATATGATAACTACATCAAACGAACCTTGCTCATAATCAGGATTAACATTTACCGCAATCAACCTAACTCTTGGTTCATATCTGGTAATGGAATACTTTAATTCAGCTTTAATTCTAATAGCATTAATTGGATCAATGTTATCAAATAGTACTCTGGATATCTTAGAACCAAATTCTGGATCAAAGAATTTTTCTCCGGGATAAGTAAAGACAATATTCTTTAAAGATCTATTAATTGCAGAAACATTTGTTAATGCAATAAGATCTTTCGTCAGAGGATTAGTCTGAAACGTCATACTAATATCTTTAAAACCTTGACTTACCCTTTGTAGAGGCATATTTACCTATAATTGTAAATAATATATATCCTGGTTTATTTATAGTTAAAATTCAGCTAAAGGTATAGGACCATCAGTATCCCAATCAGTTTCTACTCCATCTTCAATTCTTTCATATAATTCACCTTCTAACTTATAATCTCTTTTCTTTGGTGTTTGATTGTCATTAGCAATTTCTCTAAGCATTTTCTTTTCCATGTTCTTTATAATTCAATGACTTCACTATTAATTATAAAGCCAAAAAAAAGGACCTCCCGTAAGAAGTCCTTTAATCTTATCTACCTTGTCCTCTATATGCTTTCTTTTTATGATTACGAGAGGTCGGTGCATACTTAGTATGTTTACCAGCACCTTGTTTTGTTTTCTTTGGTTGTGGATCTAATAACTCACGTGTACTACTATAAAGTGCCATTAATACTTAATCTCCTTTAGAATGTTCGTTAACTCTTTTAATCTTAGCAGCTATTGAATCATCAGTAGCTTTTACCATATACTTAACTTTATCAATATTAGAAAGTTCAGTTAAGTTCTTACTTACTTCATTCCATAATTCATCATAACTTTTAACTCGTTTCCACATCATCTCTTAAATAACGCGAGTTTTTTCGTGCCCTACTCTAATCCGAGGATCGCACCATATTGGTATCCCAGCTTCAATGGCATCAAGACAAAAACTAACATCCTCTCCACACATATCTTGTACAGCACCAGATTCAAATACTTGCATCTTAGGAGCAAACCATGGATACTTCATTTCAGGATGTTCAAATACTCCATTCTTAATCATTACCCACCCAAATCCAGTGTAATCTACCGTGAATGGTTTCTTACGCTTACTAATACTATCAACGGTTTCATGATTCATTACTCCACCATTCTTGCGGAAATCATCTTCCTCTAACCAATGTGCGACAGATGTTGTGACTCCATCTTCAGTGGCATACCATCCAGCAGTAATGCCTCTCTCCTCTTGCTCATTACCATCGGCATCTGGACCAGGTACTGATAAATCACATAATTGCCAAAACTTGTTCACATCAAAGACAATATCCGAATCAATCCATAACTGATAATCATATGTTAACTTACCATCCCACGGTATTTGATCTGGTCCTCTTAATACATTAGCACCTAAACACTTACAACGTGCAAAGTTTACCATACTACTATAATCTTGACTGATCTGTATACTCATACTATTCTGTACAAGATCAAAACATAACTGTACAAAATTCTTTAAAAATGTATAAGATACTCCTCTTCCTGGTAAGCAAAATACAATTGCTTTGCCTTTCATTCTTTCCTTAATTGCAGCAATATCCCACTCCTCTTCCTTCTTTACTTTTGGTGGGTTAGCTTTTACAGTAAATCCTTTAGGTGCCATAATTGTTTTCAAAACCTCAATTCAATTATATCAGTTTATTTAGAATAAGTCAATATCGCTATGCTCCACTTCAGTGTGGGTTATACCGTACTAACAAATATGAACAATAACATATAGAAAGTACCGCACATAAACTGAGACCTGTTGCCGCATTCATAATCATTGTATAAAACCTCATAGGTGCTGTAAATTTTTACCAGAATTTTAATGTATCCGTCATTACTCTTACGACTAATGACCAAATAATATTATCATTACTAATCGTCCTACTAGTAACCATATAGGAAACATTATAATGCGTCCAAATGTCCATCTTCTTTTACTGCTCGACATAATAGTTTAAATCCTGGGAGATGGTGGGAATTTTTTTGGGGGTTTTTTTATATAGCTCGCTTTTTGAGTCTGTTGTAGGTTTGGAAGCTTGGTTTTTATAAACACGCCGCCGCGGCCCCATCACAAACCGGACACAAAACACTGCCTATTTCACGCATTGCTCTTGACGATTGTGCTATATTCGTGTATAATAAAGAGGAGGCACTCTGAGTACCTCCTAGTGGTTATAAGTTTATATCTTAGTTAACTGTCTCCTGTACATTTACATCGGCAACGATAACATCAAGGATCTGCAATAGTTCTGCGCCAGTGTTACCTTGTGAGAGAAGACCTAGTGCAATTTCGCGTGTCATAATAAAGTGTTAGTTAGTAGTGAACGATTAGAAGTTTAGAGTCTTACTAAGGACTGTTAAATTAACGTATTAAAGTTCTTCAATCATTTCATTTAATTCAGCAATGTCTAACTCCGGACTATCATACTTTGCCCCGTCTGGTGTTGCACTAGAGGCGAAACCCATGCGCTCTACGAAGTTGGGATAGGAATAACATTTACGTGCTTCTCTATAAAAACCTTCATCATTTTCTATCCATAAAGCAACGTTCCAGGTCTCCCAATTTGCCCATCCGTTGTAAGTTTGTGCTGTCATGGTTTGTGTTAGATAGTGTGGAATGTGTGGATTCAGTTGATTAATTAACCTCCATATCATCCAACATATTCATCATCAGT